GCGCGAGACCGGCGGCGAGTTTGATCCACACCGGCCATCACGCATCGGCAACGGCGCTCGTGAAGACGCTGACAATGCCCGCGTCGACCGGTTTGGTGGTATCGACGGTCGGATCGACGCCAAAACGGAGCTTGCCGATGCCGCGCATTTCCTGAATGCCCACGCCGTGCATAAATCCATAGTCACGGGTGTTGGTCGTTGACTTCATTCGTTGCGCCCAGGCAACGCCCAATGCCTGCGCGCCACACAGCGCCGACATGGCCACGTCGATGCCGCCTGCTCCGGCGCCGGCGATGACCGGCATTTCCGGAACTTCGCGGATGATGACGCCATTGTACAGAATATCGCCCGCCGTGAACAAAGGATTGTCCCGGCCGCGATCCCACGCGTATTGCAACGTATTGATGATGACCGGGTCCTGCATCAGGTCGCGGAACGGTAGCGACGGCATGAACATCACGAACCACTCTTCGTCGTCGTTCACACTGATCGGCCGGATGCGCGGCGAGGCGGTGCGGGCGATGCGTTTGGCCAGCGTGACCGTGGCCGCCGCCATCTTGCCGGCGGTGTTATTGATCGTCAGCAGCGCGGTCGCCATCACGCCGGACGACGCGTTGCCCTTGCTGTTACCGAACAAGACGCGATCGGCGTTGTTGACCATCCACGCGTTGCGCTGTGCCGCCGTGGCCGCGCCGTAGGACACCTGCACGTTGCCGTCGGCCGTGATGGCCTCCAGCGACGTGATGATGTCGTTCCGCATCTTCTCCAGCTCCCAGACCATCAGGGCTTCCCTGGCGGCCTCACGCAGATCGATGACGGATTTCTGCTCGTCCCACTCTGACACCGCGACGGCGTGGCGGAACGGCGAGACGGTCAGGTTCAGCGAGCGGGCGTTGAGGATTTCCTCGTTGCCCTCCAGTACCGTGTTTCCGGTTACACCGGCGCCGATCAGGCGTCGCACGGTCGGGAACACCACGGTGTCGCCCGACTTCCGCGTCAGATCCTCGCGGACCTGAATCATCGCGCCCATGGTCGTGCCCATGTAGCGGGCGAACTGGTTCTTGCGGACGTACTCGGTGAAGAACTCCGAGTCCCAGATAATAGGGGTCAGACCCTGTCTCGCCGGGGTCAGATTCATATCGGCCAAAATGGCCTCCTGTCGCGGGGATTGATGGGGACGTGAACGGACGCCCGGATAAAGCCCGGCGACGGCTCAACGCCCGCAAGTCCCCCGGCGACGGGTCACACCACTGTCAGGCCCTGGTGCCAGGCCAACGCCCGTTAACCCCGGCGACGGGTTGCCTTCGCGTCCGCGATGCGCCCGATTGTGCCCGGCGACGGCGGCGGTTGCTCCGGCGTGGCCAAGATGTCCGCGACAGCCCTTGGCTGGGTCATGCTCGCGGCGGCCAGGATCAGCTTAGCATCGGCGATCGCGTCGGCAATAGTCCTGTGCTTCTCGGCCTCGCTCTCCGGCACCCGGCGCTGGAAACGTGCGGCGTAGAGGATGGCGGTCAGCGTGGCGAGGTCGGTCACCGGAATATCATAACCTCTCCGAGATGAACCGATGCAGCATGTCCGCGAACTCTCGCAACGAAAAACAACCACCTTCGCCATCTCGATCCATGGCGATCAGGTCGGGATCTTCACATAACGTGATACGAATATTCTCCACCCTCAGAGAAAAGCCAGCGCAACGAAGTCGCGAGGATCGTTCAACATCGCTCATCGTTTCCGCTCCGGCCGCCGCAAAATATCCTCCATCGCCATCGGACCCGCGAACCCGTTGCTCGACCGCGGCGCCGCGCTGCGGGCATTGGCGAGGCTCGGCGGCATCCCCGCGACCGGCGACGGTTGGGCGCCGTTGCCCCGTTCCGCCTCCCACTTCGCGCGCTCTTCCGCCGCTATCCTCGCCCTGTAAGCCGCCGGATCGGTGCCGATTTCCTCGTGCAGCTTCGCCGTCTGGTTGTTCTCGATCATCCACTGATACGGGTGCGGCCTGGAATAGAGTTCGTTCCACAATCGCGGATCGCTCGCCGCGCGCTTCTGGAAGTAGGCCGTTTCGGCGTCGACGACTTCCTTGCCGTGCTTGTCCAGCGCCATCATTTCGGACGTGTTCAGGCGTTCATTGAGGACAACGCCCCTGACTCGCCTGGTATAGCCCTCGGGATCGCGCACGGGGTCGATCGGCTCGAAGGCCGGCGGCGGGGGAGGCGGCGGCGCCTTGGCCGCTTCAAGCTGCTTCGCCAGCGCGTCCCGCTCCGCCTCGGCGCGACTGGCCCGTTCGACCCAGTTCTGGCGTTTCTGCCGCTCGGTCTCGTAGGCCCGGCGCGGAACAACCGGCTGGCCCGGCTCCGGCTCGCCCGGTTCGGGGTCGTCGTCCGGCTCGGGCGTTGGCGCGGCCTTGGCGGGCGCCGGGGCGGTGTCCTTGGCCGGTGGCGCGTCTTTGGTTGGCGCGGCCTCGGGCGCCGGGCGTGGCGCTTCCGGCTCCGGCGCGGGCGACGCTCCGTCCTCGGGATTGCCGCCCTTCAGAAACGCGTCGAGTGATCCGCTCATGGTGTCCCCGCCTGCTCAGGCGGCGCCAGCGCGTTGTGCCGCGCGATCATCATGTCATTGATGCGTTGCACCGCTGAGTGCCGCAGATCATTCGCCCGCGCCTCGTCCACCGCGGCCTTGGCGTGCAGCCCGCGCAGGTTCGCCCCGTCCATCGCCGCCTGCACCTCCGGCGGCACCACGGTGCCAGGATCGGACGGCGGGTCGGGCGGCGCGGACAGGTCCTGGAACATGGTGTGCGTCTCGGCGATGTGATGCACCGTCGCGTGCTGCCGCTCCTTGGCCAGCGCGAAGTCGGCGGCCGCCTTGCCCTGGGTCGCGGTGATGTCGGCCTGTGCCTTGTCCTGAGCCATCTTCTGGACGACCTGCTGCTGCTGCGCCGCCGCCTGCTGGTGCTGCTTCAGCATCTCCAGCAACTGGTCCTTGTTCCGCAGATTCGACGCCGCGATCAGGATCTCCGGCGGGATCAGACCCGGCTGCGTGCCCGCTAACTGGATCAGCACCTGGAACTGCTCGGCCTGGATCGAGGGGACGTCGATGCCCTCCTCGATCGTCACGTCGATGTCCATGTCGGTGATGTCGTTGTCGATCCGTATCACCTGCTGCAGGCGCGGATCGCCCGGCATCAGTTGCATCCGCTGCATCGCCATGGCGCGCTGCTGCTCCGGCATCGCCGCGAGCTCGTCCATCAGCCGCACCGGCTGGTTGATGCCGACCCATTTCGTGGCGCCGAGGTCGTCGGTCACCCGCACCCAGCGCCCGGCGCCCCAGTATTGCCGCGCCGCCATCCACGCCACTTCCCAGACCGAGCGCGCCCACATCCGCACCGTATCGGCGATCGGCTCGTTCGCCGCCGCGCCGCCGGCCTGCTGCGCGAGGATCGCGCGGCCCGAGAGTTCGCGCGGATCGGTGCCCGACATCGAGGCGTTCGGCCCGCTTGCCTGCATCTCCGCCGTGGCGTGCTGCAACAATTTGAACTGGCCCTCGGCGAGGTCCGCCCCGTCGTTGATCTCGAATTTCAGACCAGGATTGACCACGACCAACCCATCCGGCCGCGCCACCTCGCGGCGGGCCTTGTCGATGTCGGCGACCGCGCCCTCCTCCATCACCACCTGTTTAACGGACAGAAGATGCAGTGCCTTGCTGCGACGCTTGTTGATCTCATCCTGCTCGGAGATGAGGTCGCGCACCATGCCGTAACGGTTGTTCTCGCGATCGACGTGTGCGGACGCCATGATCAGGCCGGAGATCGATTGGCCCTTATGGCCCAGGAACGGCGATTTCATCGGCTCGGCGAGGAAGCCAACGCGGGTCAGCGTGGCCACCCACCACACGTTGCGCTCCTGCCAGTGGCATTGCACGATGCGGACGCGCTCGCGCTTGCTGTCACACCACAGCACCTCGTTCGGCCGGTCGCCGTAAGATCCTGTCCGCGTCGCGAACGTGTCGCTGATCAGGTCCTCCGCGTCCGGCCACATCTCATAGGCCTGGTCGCGATCCATCCAGATGACGATGCCCTTGTACCGCGCGTCGCTAAAGTCCAGTCGCCGCGAGTGCGGGTCCCAGAACAGCCGGTCGTAAGGCACCTGCGTGATGGTGATGTTGGCGCCGCCTTTGCCGTCGTCCTCGAGCCCGAGTTCCGCGCCGCCGACGCCCTCGACCAGCAGGTTCTCGTAAACGTCGGAGCGAATGATCGGGAAATTGTTGTCGTCGGCGATATAACGCAACGCCTGCGTCGCGGCGTCGGCTTTGTCGTCGTCCGTCGGATTGCGCGCGAACGCCTTCGGATCGGTGCGCGACTTGCGCTCCAAGCCGCACATCAACTCGACTTTCCGGGAACAGTAGTTGATCGTCACGTCCGGCTGGCCGCGCGCCCGCAACGCCTCTTTCTCGGCGCTGCTCCACTGAAAGCCGCAGACGTAATCGCGGTCGCGCAACGACAGCGCGCGGCCCTCATGCGTCGCCCGCTCGCCGTCCTCGAACCACTGCACCATGCGCGCGTGCAGGTCGTCGAGGTTTCGTGGGTAACGATCGGACGCGATGCCCGGCCCGCCTTTCGGACGCGACGCCTCGGCGGCCTCGGGCGCGGTTGGCGGGTCTGGGTAAAGGGTCTGGGACATCAGGTGGTCACCGCCTGCAACGCCGCGCCGGCCAGGGCTGTGTTCCAGTAACGCGCGCGACGAATGTGTCCGTTGATCGAATTATTGCGCCCGTTGCCGAAATTCATGCGCGTGCAGGTCGGCAGGCCGGTCGGCACGCCGGTGAGCACGCCGCCCGCGTTCAGCACGCCCGAGGCCGCGATCGGCGGCCCGCGGCTGTAGGTGAGCGCCAGCTTGTTCACCGCCGCGGCGTTCAGCACGCCCGGCGGAGCTTGCGAGTACATGTTGGCGCCGGCGAGCCAATAGGTGATCTGCCCGAAGCCGAACGTGCCGGCCTGGCGCAATCCCATGCAATCCGTCCCGGAACCCGCGTCGATGAACAGGAACTCGATGTTCGCGCCCGCGGTCGGGACCTGCGGCAGGAATACGTCGGCGGCGAGCGTGCCGACATTGGGATCGAACCAACCGCCAAGCGGCATCGTCGCGGCCTCGGCCGTCCTGGCGGCGGTTGTCCCGGCGGTGGCGACATACGATGTGCAGAAACCACCTGCTTCAAGTTGCGCGTTTTGCACGGTTCCGGTCACCGTCAGCGTCAGCGAGCCGGCGGTCGGAGTGAACGCGAGCGACACGCGTCGCGGGAAAGCGCCTGTGCCGGTCAGTGGTCCCGCCGTTGAGACGCCCGACAAGGTGACCGTGCCCGTGCCGTAGAAGCTGAGCGTGTAGGCCTGCGCGGTGACGGTAACGCTCTGCGTGCCCAACGTCGCCGAGTTCAGCAGCAGGTTGGTGCGCGCTTCCTCGATCAGCAGGCCGCTCAGGGCATGCGTGACCGGATCGTAGTCCCAGCGCGGCGTGTTGGCCGTCGCCGTCTGCATTACTCCGGCGCTGTCGAAATACGTCCCGACGCTTGTGCGGGTGAACGTAACGCCGGGCGGCAGCGTGCCGGGCGTCATGAAATCAAGTGCCGACGCCGGCGGGGGGACGACGACGCCGTTCCGAACCCCGCCCCGGCACGCATCCACGGCCGGCGTATTGGTGACGCACTGGGCGTAAGCCGAGACCGGCAGCGCCGCACCAGCCAGCAACAGGGCGCGGCGGCCTACCACTCGCGTGCCGCGAAGGCCTGCGCCGTCGTCGCGCCAATGATCGAGAACGCCTGGCCGCTCGCCGGAACCATGCACAGATATTGCTGCCCGGCCGGGATGAGGATCGACGGCGGCCCGGCGATCGCCGTCGCCGTCTCCGACACCCACAAACTGCCCGCCGACTGGTTCTGAATCACGCAGCCGTGCCGCCCGGCCCAGGCCGGCATCAGCGTCTGCGCGGTGCCACCCGCGGCGATCGTGCCCGAGCGATCGGCGTAGGTGAGAGCCTGCGCCGCCGCCACGGCGGGCAGCAGCAGCGCGGCCAGCATTGTCAGGGCGCGGATCATGGTTCAACGACCTTGCGGATCGAGGCATTGCGCGCCGCGTCCATGGCGTCGGCGAGCAAGGAGCGGATCCAGTCGCGCTCGATTTTGTAGCCAAGGTCCTCGGCGGCCGCCATCGCCGCGTCGGCCCACCTGTCCGGATCGTCGCGGACCGCGCGTTGGAATTCCGCGCCGGAAAGCGTGTGATAGTCAGGCATGGTGAACTCCTTTCGGCTCGACCTGACAGGGGATCTTGATGGAACGCGGATCGTCCGGCCTTCCCGCCGTAGTGCAGCCCATGTGTGTTCCACACAACTGGCAGGTCACCCAGTATTCGCCGCATCTTGGGGCTGGGCACGGAAGTTGAACCGTGCAGGTCTGAGCCGCCCCATGTGAGCCATCCACATCCTTTCCGTTGGGATAGTCGGGATTTGGTTTGACCCGCGGCTCGCGCCCCCGATCAAACCAATCCACCCGGAATCTCTTATCCCGATATGGAATCGTCACGGACACAGAGTGTAGCCTTGCTCAAACGCCTTGGCCGGGCTAATGCTCTTGAAGCCATCGGGATACAGCATGGCCCAATCTCCGATGTTGGCTTTCGCGGTCATGGCGGGAACGGTCGCCTGAAACCACTCCTTGTCACCGTCCGGAAGAATGACTTCGACCGATACCACCTCTCCCTCAGCGTCGCGTTGCTGGTTGACGATCTTCGCCGCTTGCACGATCTTATGACTCTCGTATTTCGGCCATTCAGACATTTATGTCACCCTCCAGTCCCGCAACGGTTCTTCGTCCCTGCTGAACGCCGCGTCCCACGAGTCGCGCGGACGTTGCCGTTCCAGATCGCGAATGTAGGGGCGTGACATCATGGCGTAACGAACGGAATCTCCACAATGATCTTCCGACTCCGTATCGACGTCCTCGGCCCGGTCCGGATCGTGTTGCAAGGCCGGAAGCGTTCTGATCACATCCTTCGCGGTCGAGAAGAACACCACCATCGGCTTGTCGTCCGCGTCACCAACCAGTCGCGCCCTGACCTGATCCCAGCCGCCCATGGCGCCGCGCTGTGGCACCCGCTTGTTGTCCGCCGGGCGAAACACGATGCGCGCCGCGCGGGTCATGCGCATCGCAATGCTCGGCCCGCCGTCCTCGGCGAAGATCGAGGGATCGGCGACGCCAACCATCATGCCGCTGGCCGGTTTCGGGTCGTCACGCTCGCGGTCCCTGATCCCCTCTGCGACCTGTTCCGCCGTCATGTGCAGCCCCA